CGAAGGATCAAAGCCTGGAGTGTATGGCATGATTCGAAGAATCTTCCCTACAATCGTAATCTGATCTGCCGGTAACGGGTTGAGCCAGACAGTATCCATCGTCATATGTCGGTGTGCTAAACACCGCAATGAATTGATGGCTTCACCAAAGTTCTGTGCATATCTGTCTGGATGCGGTAAAGCCTTCTCACCCAACACATGTCGCGTTGGTACGACGCTGGTGATATCCTCTGCTTGCAAAGCGAAGAATGATGGTACGCGATTGGAACTTTCAGCTCCAATATGATCTGAAGGATTTGCATACTCAAAATCATCTCCGCCTGTCAAGAACGCAAGGATCTTGATTGACCCTGATGCTGGTGCTGTGAGGGTCGTCAAGACTCGAATGGTTAACACTCCATTGTCCGTTCCAACACGATTGGGAAGCGTACCAGTGAGATTCCAGTTCGGAGCCAACGATTTGTCAACGAGAAGCCAAGGTGTGTCTTGGTGATATGGGATTTCGATTTCCACGTCATCCTCTTCACCAATGTCAACAATCTTGGTGTACACCGTGTTGACATCTGGGTTCGTCGTTGTGATATCAGCTCGCGGGTCATAGGAAATCTTCAAACGACCCTTGTGGAACTTGGTTGCTACAATCTTGACTCGGATCACCAATGATCCGCGCCAATTGTAAAACATCTGCGACATGTAGGAAATTGGTGTGTGATACACACGCTGTCCTACTGTCGCAGCAACTGAGTTCACAATATTGGCTTGCTGATATAGAGCTGGTGTCACCCGACAGCAGAACAATAGTTTGTCTACTGCATCTGCGGTAGCCCAAGTCCCTGAGCCCACGTACGATTCCTTCTTTTTAATATAAGGAATCGACAGCTCGTCTCCTGAGTGGAGACCGTGTAGCGTAGGATCCAAAGACAGTTCCTGTTTGGGATCAAGGGACAATTTTTGCACAGGTGTACCTATATGTCCCGACGCGAGCATGGGTGCGTTCATAGGTTGAAAACCATGCACATTGGCAATGACTGGCACATTCGTGAAACCGAAAATTTTGGCAATCGAACCAACCGCACGTGCTCCTATTTCAGTGGCACGAGCAAAAGGTCCTATCACCGGCACCTTCGTCAAATAGCTGGCCACATTAGCCACTGCACTCGCTGGTCGCGACACAATGCCTTCATCATACTCATCACCCTGAAGTGAAAGAGAAGAGGTAGGTCCCATCAACTCAACATCAGTCATCCATGCAAATACTTGCACAGTTACAGCGCTCGTACCGCCACTCACTGCCACCCCGAGGGGTGCAAAGATGACAAAGTTCAGTGTACCAAAATTTTGTACGTTGACTGCACTGGTGATATCCAACCAATTCTTGTGATAAAAGAAGGGCAATTCCATCTGCCCGCCAGCATTTGCCGCTGGAGTCACAAAGAACCCTGGTTGTTGCGAATAGGGCGTCAGAACGGGCTCGCTACCGCTTGGTGGAGTCCGGATTTTGTCTGAAACCAATCCGAGTAAAGGACTATAACATGTCCGCAACAAACCAAATTGGAACGGAGTGCCGTTGACCATGACCTTGATGTGCAATTTGCCTCGCATGAAGGCAAAATTGTCAATTTTCTTCCGAATGTTGGTATTGTTGAGAAACAAATACCATGGTTGAATCGTTGACTTCACACCAATCGTGTCAGCTGTGTTCCATGTGAAGCTAGTGATAGCTGTGGGTCGTCCCAAGAACTTACCAAGTTGCAAATCTTCCGTTCCGTCCACTTTTGCAATTGGATTGATCTCAGAACCAGCCATGATCACTTCACCTTCGGCATTATCGATGAACGTAACGGTCTCGCTAGTCATCTCCAATCCGGAGGCAGTCCCTACAGATATCACTTCACTTGTGACATCCTCAGACTGCAGATGAAGAAGAGTCTTAATACTCTGTGTATACGCGCTCTTATGCGTACACGCAGGGACAGTACTTCCGGTGACTGTCTCAACACTTTCTTTTTCTTCTGTTTTCGTGTTAGCTGACCATTCTTCTGAGGGCATAGGACGGCCAAGTCCTAACCCCGGGACTGGAACGTTTTCGAACTCCTGTGACGCATGCCGGAACCTCTCAATGAGGGTATCCCAGTCAGGCAAGGTCGAGTCCTCCACATATAGTGAATAGGGTTCTTGCTGAAGAACCCGTTGGAAGAAAGAGCGTCTCCTCTCGAACAATTCACGTCCGTGAAAGAAATACTCGTTGTTTGCTGAAGTGATAACAGCCACCATCTGTTTGTACTTGTCAATAGTACGCGAGGGCACCCAAACAGTCAGTGATTTTTGAATGGAATCAACTTCGAGCGGAGCAGCAAACGCATTCAATTCCTCCTCCCAGCGCCACTTGCGCTTGAGAAATGAAAC